GGCTCAACTCTCTCAAGCTCAAGCGGCATTGATTGACGCTCAAGCTCAAACCGCTCAACTTGAAGCAGCTTGGAAACCTCAAGGCGGTAGAGCCGACATGACCGTATTGGGTGACGGTTCGGCGGAAATGCGAAGCTTTGAGAGTCTGATCAGCAAAGCTCCAAAGATCAGGGTAGAGAGCGATCGACTCGGAACCGCTATTCAGATGGACACACGAGCATCTGACGAATACTACCGTAAGAACAAAATAGCGATTCGAGAAGGTCTAGAAGCCGTCCTTAGAGGTAAGGGTTTCTTGCAGGGCGGGTTTTCAGGGAGTATTGATACTCAGGCGATGACTTTGGCTGCGGATATCCCTTCGATCGCCTTTCAGTATCTCTCCACTTTCATCCGCGAATCACATTTTAGTGACCTGATTCATTGGCAATTTGCAAATACCGCTGTTGAACTAGGTCGGAAGCCAGGGTTAAACATTGCAGTGCCGCGCTATCCATACATGGCGAAGCCGACTGCTCTAGTCGATCGCCAGTTAACACCTGGAACAGCGATCGAACCAACAACCAACCCTGTAAACGAACTGAGCGTAACCATCACTCTTTTAGAACTGGGTTTAGGAAAGGACGCAACTAACGCTCCTCTAGGTTTTGCTAGTTTCATTCAGGCTTATTCGCTAGTAAATCTTGAATCACTGATTGAGCGCAATTTAGGGCGCGACTATCAGGTAACGAAGGATATGTTCCTTTACACCCGATGGTTTGAAACCGATCGCGTTGTCTATAACAACGGAAACAATATCACCACCGACCCCACGACTGTTGTAGCGACCAGTAAAGGCACTCTTACCGACACCTTTCTGATCAACCTTCGTGCCTATATGAAGACCCTGCAAATTCCAACCTACATGGATGGAAATTATGGGATGACAGTCAACCCGACAGCGTTGGCTCAATACATGATTACCCAAAACACCAAGACAATTGAGCCGGATTACAACATTGTTACTGCAATGCTGTACCAGTCAACAGGGCAGGATTACGGCGGCGTGGTTTCCGGCTATCGGGGTCTGTGGCATGGGTTTCATCTGTTCGAGCAAAACACTTACGGGGTTGGAGCGCCAGGGGATACCGGAACTCAGACTGTGACCTTCGGGACGGGTATTGGTGCTAGAACCTGCGACAGCAATTTTGCTTTCGGTCGAGACACGATCGCCTGGTGTACGGGGATGGCTCCTGAGGTTCGCATGGATGAGATGGCTGATTTTGGGCGGCGTTCTCGAATGATTTGGATCTCTCACGAGAATTCTGGAAGACTCGATGTGAGAAACACGACCGCTACAGGTGAGCAACTTCGTGTGATCCAGTTCCGCAATCTTCGTGCCGAGGTGTAGGACTCATGACAACTGAACTTTCAGATAAGTCTCCTCAGTTTCAAGCCAGGGTTCAAGAGCTTCAATCCCATTGGAAGAAAGCTCAACAAGCTGCTCATGCGATCGGCTATGTCAAACCGGACGATCAAACTTGGGATGAAGCCGCTGTAGTAATTGCAGAAAAAGAACTTGAGCAAGGACGGGTAATCGCCTCCGTTCAAGACCTTCAGGACACTCAGTCCGATCGCATTGTTTCTGACAGTGTAGAGCTTCGACCTGTCACAACTGATTTTGCTACCAATCCGACAAACGGTAATACCCCTGAATACACCACTGAGTTTTATAGGCGGAATAACATTCCCTACTGTGAAACCTGCGGTGAGCGAGAGCTTTCAGACGATCGCGGACTACCAATGTGCCCTGAAAAACGTGCAGCCTGCCCAAGACTTCAACCTGTACTAAAAGCTCCTCCTGTTCGAGCTTAAAAACCATGATTTTGACCGCCGAGGATGATGAAGATTTTTTCCCTTCGTTGCAACTAACGGGGGCAAATCTTGATACAGCAATTCGTAGCGCTCAAATGATGGCTGAGGGTTCTAGGGGAGCGAATAGACCTCTTGAAGTGCGTTCTTACAGTGAGACTCACAAAGTTGCAGGATCGGATCAGACGTTCATGGTGAGCAACTTACCAATTATTTCAGCCCCATACCCAGTTGTAAAAATTCGCCAAGGACAGAACAGGAGTTTTGGTCGATCGATCGCCGCTACTGAATGGCTGCAACTTGCAGTAAATCAGTTTCAGATTGATGACTACTTAGGGGAAGTTCAAGTGTTATGGGCGATCGATCGATCGATCGGTGACTTTCCGGCAATTCAACAGTCAGGGCGTGAAAACGCTAATTTTGAAGCCCAAATCACTTATTCGTCAGGGTTTAATTTTCATCCTGTTGATCCAGCTTTTGAGAGCGAAGCCAACATGATCAAGCAAGCCGTAGCCAATATCATGCTATTTCAGAATCCTCATGCCTTGCCTGAGTCTCAATCAATGGCGGCTTCAGGAGCCAGCAACTTTACGCTGAACGGTTTCTACTCTGTTGGTTATTCTTCATCCGCCAGCCAGCAGTTTAGAGAGCAATGGCTTGATCAGTCGTTGTCGCTGCTTCAGCGGTATCAACCGAGGGGGCTGATGTCATGAACATTCCTATTCCTGCTTTACCGATCCCTCTTGTAGATCGATCGAATCTCTCCCTCAAGTTTGAGCGCAAAAAACTTCTGAGCGAGATTGATCCCAAAACTGGAAACCCTAAGCAAGAGCTAGAGCGTGTTGAGGTGCTTGCCACCGTCAACTTCCCCAAGGCGAACGCTAAGGCGATCGAGCTGGCGGGACTGAATATCAACGCTGTCTCGGTTGAGGGATACCTTGTCAAGCCTAAAGTTTTGCCTGCTGATATCTCGTTTACCCCAACAGCAAGAATTCAGGCAACCTTGACCGATCCGGCAACTAAAGCATCGCAAGAAGGCGAGTTTATTCTTGAAAACTTCAATACGGCTTTCTCGGAGGTAGCAGCAAAAATTGGAACTCCAATTAAAGGCTATTTTCAAGCCGTTGGCACTGGGAGGAAATGAAATGGCAAAAATCACTAACTGGAATCCCCCAAAAATTGAAAACTCTGACGCGGCTCTCTACAACACTTCTGATTACTCTCCTCGCGTTCATGAAGGCGAAACCACAAAATCAGGAACTACTATTCGTGCCCGTCCGTATATGCAAGCCGCCATAGACGAGACGGATTCAGAGCAAATTTTCCTTGAAAACTTCAACCCTGAGACGTGCAACGTTAACGAGGCTTTTAGCGATCTAATAGTCCATCTGCATGACGAGGTGAAAGCCAACATTCTTGATGAGCGGTGGAACTGGCCGCGCACTACAAAGCGTGTCAGCGGTCAGATCGTCAGCTCCCCTCGAAATATTTACGACCAGGGGAACCTGTACGAAAACCAGGAAGCTGAGATTGACGGAGTACAAATCTGATGGCTTACACAGCAGAGGAGCTTCGATCGCTCCTCGTTAAAACAGTTGGAGACATAGCCGGAAAGTACGATGAGCAGCCTGCAATCTGGATTTCTCCCCCACTTCCCCCTAAAGGGACTCAGGGAGTGGAAATCATTATCGGCAGAGAACCCGTCTCTCTCAGGGAAAGTAATCTTTCGGCGGCTGGAAGGTATGTCGATCGCCGCTGGCAACTACGCCTCACAGACATTTCGAGCGGTGATGAATTTGACGCTGATAAGTCGATCTCAGCCTGCATCAACAGGATTCGTTCTTACTTCTCTGTAAGTAACGTTGTTCAAAGTCCCCCTTCAGACGACAGCTACGAGCAAGCCCGGATCGACATTCGAGATCCGATCGTAGTCAACGGAGTTTAACAGGTTTTTAATTTTTCAAGTTTTTCAGTACAAGCCTAAGCATAGGAGGATCAAAAATGCCACGCGTATCAGGTGAAACCCAATTAAAGAACGCAACACTTGAACTGTTGCTACTCCCTAAAAACAGTCGAACTGTCACTAGCGTAAACGTCACAAATACGATCGCAGCTCTTGAAAGTGCAGCTACGTTGAGTTTGACATCAGCTACCCCTATCCCCGTCCTCGGTGGAACTTCGGTTTCATTTCTTGACGGTTCTCAACGAAAGCAAGCTTTAATTCTGGACGATATCAACCTTACATCCTCTCCTCTTGTTGTCAACATTTCGCCGCTGACTGACGCAATTTCAGCTAACGTTGTGGCTCCTTTGATTGGTGGTCTTATCCCTCTTTTTGGAATTCAGGGCTTCAACTTTGGTGCTCAACCTCAAGAAGTGGATACCACCAATACTCAATCTGGTTTTGGTATGGAGTCGGCGCTAGTGCGATCGGACAAAACTCTCGACATTAGCGGAATTCAGATTCCGGGCGATCGAGCGCTCTATGCGATCGTCAAGCAAGTAGCTGACTCCGGTGCGTTCTTTGGACGGGAAATTTATGCGGTGTTCACTTATCCTGACGGCGAAATCAGGAGAGGGGCAGCAAAGATTAAGAACTATCAGGAGCCAGGAACCCAGAACGAGATTAAAAAATACTCGTTTCAGGTTCAGTTCCAGGGTAACGGTTATGAGCGTTTCGCTTCCTTTATCTATTGATTTCAGACTCAGGCTTAAGCTTGAGCGACTTTTTGAATGCTTGAATTCCTTTGCGATCGAACAAAAAATCTTGCATTTCTTGTTAATTGCCGACTAGAGAGCGAAGAACTGATCCGCTGCGGAATGGCGGTTTTCAGAGGCGGACTGCAAGGCGAAATCATTGTTTACCCGATCGCCAAAGGCAGGCACTTTACCATTCAGATTCCCGAAGAAGTCAAGAGAGTTGCTACCTGGCAAGTTTTTATTGACTCAGAAGATGACTACCTGATTCACGTTTTACCCTCACCTCTGATTTTGAAGGAGCTAGATTATGCCGTTAACGTTTGACGGGTTAGCCCGTCCAAAAATTGTCACTACTAACGCTCTATCCCTAGTGGTTTCGCTAGGGACTCCAACAGAAGTTGACACCGCTCAAGAGGAATCAATTTTAATTCCTTTCAACCTAGCTTCTCAGACCCCAGCCTCTTTCACAGTCCTAACCTGTACAACGACATCCGCTAGTACCACCGTTACCACTACGGCAGAGCGTTTTTCCAATGTTCGTGTTGGAGATCCTGTCACAGGTACAGGTATTGCCGCCAGTTCTACGGTTACGTCAAAAACTACTGACAACAATACAATTGTTCTGAACAACGCCGCAACAGCAGCGGGAACCGTTACCTTAACCTTTACCCCTGCCGCTATTACCGCCCCTTGTGTGTATGCAATTCGCGTTCTCTACACCAAGTTTGGAGCGAGTGTAGCACCGTCTCTTTCACTGCTTATTTATGACGGATCTCTGGGTAGTGCAGCTCCTACTGCGGCTAACGCAGCAAGGACAATTCCGTTGACCTCTTCGACCGGAACCCCAATTCCTGCGATCGATTTTGATGCTTATCTCAATAACTTGCGGGTTCCCCGTTTGACCTAATTACTGCCCCTCTCCTCACTTAAATTTCTTCTGAATCTTGAACTATGTCTAGAATCAAAAAAAATCCCTACAGCAGCAATAAAGTTGAATTGGTGCCTGTCGTTCGGATGGACGATCGCTCTATCTGGTTTGCCAGGGTCGGATCAATCACGCCCGACATCAATCCTGTAGACCAACAGGAACGCGAGAAGAAGAAAGCTCGGATTACCGCTTTGCTGTTTGAAGCGGGTGATGAATTAGCGCGTCAAAGAGGTATTTCTTCTGAGGATGCCCGTCAGTTGTTTTTTCCGAAGATCACAAAAGATGGTCAGGAAGTTACCCCGATCAACTTCTTTGATTACCTGTCAAAAAACGATAAAGCTGAACTTCTGCTGTTGCAGTCAGAGACTCAAGACATTGAAATCATGGCGGCAACGCTGTTTATGCAATATCGCCTACCCTATGAAATTGTAGTCACTGAAGACGCTAAAGCAAAAACTAGGCAGCTTTACATTAAAGATTCCTGGTTTGATGTGCAGGTTGGCGATACTTACAAGACTCAAGAGGGCTTGATAATTGAAGTCACCGAAGCTTACGATCCTGAGTCAGGATCGATTGGCATTCTACCTGTAGGTGCGATCGAGTCAGGGACGATCGCCTTCCTGTACAACAAGGTGCGTCATTCCTACACGCTAGGAGACAAAGACTGGACGGTTGAAAATACCCGACAGTTCATGACCACTAGCACAGGGATGGGTGATGAGGATAGGCAGATTCAACTGCTTTACCATTTCTATCAAGAAGAAGCAGGACTTCGTAAGCCTGAAGCCGCAACTAAGCCAGAAGAAATGGAATCAGTTGACACCTCTGAGGGAAACGAATTGGAGACGATGCCCGACAAGCCCTTACTGATTACTGCAACTCAGCCGTTATCGATTGGGGATGGATCTACCTCCGACTACAATACCTGGGATGCCGAGACGAGCGGTTCAACAACGAGAACTTTGGCTCTCAGCCCGACTGGTTAATATTCCAATTCCTTAGCTTTTTTGAAGAGCAGCGGCGGCGAGAGCTTAACATGGGTTCCCTGAGTGATTCAAGAGGATGGGCTATGTTAGCCAACGCCTTCGGAGGAAAGGACTCACCCAAAGCTCAACCGATCGAATTTCTCCCCTATCCTGACGAGCTTTCCAAGTCTAATTCAAGGCTGTCAGACCATACCGCTGAAATCCTCAGACGGCTTTACAAGAGAGGATCAGCACCTCCTGTGTTCTGGTCGGCGATCGTAAATGTCCTAGAAGAGTTGGAGCTTTAGAAATGCTTACGGCAAAGTTTACTCAAGACACTGTTTTGAAGCTGGGAACTCAACAAAGCTCTGAGCTGTCCGCTTTAGAGCTTTATCCTGTTAAATCAGGTCGGGAGATGTCAGTCACTTTTTATGATGCTATCTCTCAAGATCCTCACATTCGACTGACACTAAGCAGTCCTGTCAATAATCGAACCCTCTGGTTCGTTTACAACCGTCATGTTGAGCTATTTGACGACGACGGCACTCAAGTTTTTCCGAGAGAAGAGGAAGCCAGTGATTTACTACTTTCAGTCTTGAAGGATAGTGAGCTGGTTCATCCAATGACAGGTGAAACCACTCAAATCAAGGCGGGTGTAAAACTCAGGGTTCAGTCATACCTTGATATGAACGCGATGGCGGACTCTCCGTTGAAGTTTACGATCGCCGATGATGAATCGTTAATTGCCAACAGGAATACATGGCTAATTCCTGAGTCCAATGCTCAAGTCAGTTTTGATGGCACTCAGGTTTTCCCGATCGAAAAGACCAACTACAAAGGCGTAAAAATCAAGCTTCCTGATGGAGTTGAGGTCTATACCGATCAGCCCATAATTAAGAACGGTAACTTCACCTGGAATGAAGCGACTCATGGGGGTAAAAGAATTCCAGCCAATAGAGAGATCTTGAACAACATGATTGCTCTAGCGGCTGAACTGCAAAAGGCTAGGCAGGCGATCGGTAAGCCTTTGCAGATCACGTCCTGGTATCGTCCGCCGGCTATCAACAAAGCTGTAGGGGGCGCTTCGCAGTCTCAGCATCTCACAGGCAAGGCGGTAGATATTGTTTGCGCGGGTTTAACCGGGAAACAAATCGCTGCACTACTTCCTGACTGGGTAGGCGGACGGGGAATCTACCCCGGCAATCGTCGGCACATCTTGCACCTTGATATCGGTCAAAAGCGTTCTTGGGGATTCTAAGTGAGTGTATCCCTTGGGGAGTTGATTTTAACTCTAGGGCTAAACACGGATGAATATCACCGTGATCTTGAAGCTGCTAGACGCGATGCGCTAAAGGCGGGTGAGGAGAT